CTTTACAAAGTTTCCTACAACTGGTTGTTTGCCGATATATGCCATTAGTTATTTACAGTTAATTGTTTAAGTTGTTCTAAAGTTAAAGCATCATCAACTAAATTAGTAATATCTCTTAATCTTTGTTTTTCAACTATAATTGCAGAAGTGTCAGAATTATTTTCTAAACTACGTTGAAATAAAACATCTTGTTGTTCTAGTAAAGGTTTGCGTTCTTGACGTAATCTTTCTTTAGTAATTTGTTTAGCTTTATCAAAATTAATTGTAATCATTCTACATACTCCCATGCGTTTCTAAATGTTCTGTCAGTTGGTATTTCAGATACATCAACTATTTTATAAGGTGTATTTGCAGGTACATCTTTAAGTGCAAGTTCTTCAATAGTATGCGTTTCAAGATATTCTGCACTAGGTACAATGATGCTTACTGAGTTATCTGGGTTTTTATATATTATTCTTTTATTCATAATTTTTATTATTTTAACGAAATACCGAAGCACATATTGTAGGTAAATCTACAGCACCAAAGGCATTTGATACTCCTGTTCTAATTGGAAATGATGTTGTTGTTAATGTATCTGCACTAGCTTGGTTTGCAATATAAGCAGCACCATTATCTGATACTCCTGATGTAGCTTGACCAGTTATCACAACAGAATAATTCGCATCAGTTAAAGCAGTAGTTATATTAACTGTATAAACTCCAGTTGCAACATCAGTAATAGAAGATACATTTAAACTTGCTCTTATAGCAGGAGTCCCAGTACCATTAAAATTAACCCAAGCTTTAACTTCGGAAGTTATTCCAGATAGCTTAGTAGAAGCTATAGCAGCACTAGCATTAATATCGGCATTAACTATTGTGCCATCAGTTATTCCTAGTGATTGTATTCTTGTTAGTGGCATTATTCTATATTAACCTTTTTTTGTAATTCTTCTATTTGTTTTTGTAAATCTTCTAAAGTAGGTTTAGCAGGTGGTATAATCTCAATAACATCAGGTTGTGGTATTGTGTAATCATCAGCAACTTCCTCAACTGTAACTTCTCCAGTAACTATTGTTTGGTAAGAAGCACCATCACAAATATAACCATTTGCTACTTGTTCAACATTATTGAACACACCGAATATTCCACCATTATTATCTACTAATATTTTTTTCATTTATGCTCCTACGTATTTTAAAATTGTTGCATTAATATTTATTGTTGAAGTATAAAAACCACTGTACTCAGGATAGCTATTATTGGTAACACCAAGTAAAATATTTGTATCTAATTCTACAAAACAACAAGCAGAAGTTACCATAGCACCAGTACCATGAGTAAAAGTTTGAGAACATGAAGCTATGCCAGAAACTTCCATAAAATTTCCATCTTTTTTTAAAATTAATATATTTGGTCTTGGCAAAGATTCAGCAACATCTAAATCGCTAGCATATAATCTAATAAAGTTATATCTTCCTTGTGCAATAGCATAACTTCCATTATTAAAAGGATAAGTAAGATGTAACCAATCATCACCTAAAACAACTTGTCTGTTGCTAAATTTATAACGACTACCACCTACATAAGTTACACTTGTTCCAGAAACAGTATAATTCATATTTCCAGTATGTCCCACAACTATAAATTCTGTACTAGATATTCTAACTGATTTTTGAGAAAAACTATAATTTGCAGCAGCACTTGTGTTTGCTGTTTGTAATGTTGGAGCTGATGAACCACTAATAGTTATAACTCTTGCTACTGTATAACTTGTGCTTGCTACTTGGTAAGAAGCAAAAGCATTTGTTGAATCTATTTTTGCTAAACTAGGTACAAAATATGTATTTCCTGTAGTTATAGCTGATGATGCTGTTCCGATAGTTGGTGCTGAAGCCCCATTATGTGTTATTGTTCTTAAAGTCCAAGTTGCAGTAGTTGTAGAGTTTCTATCAGGAATTAAAGCTATTGTAGAATCCATAGCAATAGCATTTCCAAGTTGTTTATCATTAGTAGTGCTAGTTCCAGTTCCGAAAGTTGAACTAGCTGTACCTGCTGTTATAGTTGTTCCTGAAATTGTAAAAGGTACTGCAACATTATTTGATGCTCTTGTTACAAATAATAATCCTTCAGTTGCTGTAAGCATAAGAATTTGACTTCCAGTAGCTGCAGTTGATGAACCATTATATAATAATACTTCTGAATTTACTGTTATGGTTGTTCCTGAATAAGAAACTACAACAGCATAAATATCTCTATTAGATGTTCCATTATGATAACAAACAATAGCAGAACTTGTTGATATTTTACTAGCACTAATTCCATTATCTCCTGAACCATTATGACTATATACATGAGTCAAACCAGTTGAACCTGTTGTACCAGATTTAACTAAAGTAGGTGGTGTATATAAGAAATTTCCAACAGAGTGTACATTACCTGAACCAGCATCACCAGTTAAAGAAAAAATATTATTTCTCCAGCTACCATCAGTTGTTGAGTTATCAACTAATATTAATGAAATAGCTTGACTTGCTTTTAATGTTGCTAAAATAAATCCAGAATTTACTTTTACTTCAAAAGTAGTTGTACCATTATTTCTTATATAAAGGATTGGACTTCCTTTTGTTGTTAAAGTTGTAGCATCAGGAAGAATAACTGCTTTATCTGCGGCAGTCATTGTTATATTCTGAACCTGAGTAGAAGCACTTGTTAATGTTATATCAACAGCAGAAGAAGTTGTTGTAGCACCAGAAAAACCTGCACCAGATAATTTGCTTCCTGATATTGCAGCTGATGCACTTATATCTGCATTAACAATAGTACCATCTACAATCTTTGCAGATGTTATAATGCTATCTGTTATATCCGCAGCTGTTAAAGGTTTATCAGCTGGTTTATATCCTAAGTAACCCATGTAAATTTCCTATTATGAACTTATATCGTCAACTGCTGAAACCCAAACATCTAATGAACTTGCAGTATCAGAAATAACTTTTAGTGCATCACCAGATTGAACTACTATTTTTGATCCACCATCTAAAATTTGTAGAGCAGAACCAGCAGGTATAGGTGCGTCTTTTACTAAATGAATATCGTTTGTTCCATCGTTAATATAAACTGATGCAATAACACCAGATGCTGTTACGTTTGCAATATATATTCCAACTAATGTATCGTATGAGTTTGCAGTAAAGATTGTAGCAGCAGAAGCTCCTACATTGTTACTTGTGTATCTTCTAAAATTTTGTGCCATATTTAATTTCCTATATTATTTTCAACTACAAGGCAATAGCCATAGCGATTGAAAAACCTTTTGTTGCAAAAGTACTTGTATCAGTAGCCTCTACATTTAACCAAGCAGAACCTGTATAATATTTCAATACACTAGATGTTGTGTTAAAGTAAAGATCACCAGCATTTAAAGGATCACCATCATTATCTACTGATGGATCATTTGCTTTAGCACCTAAATATGTATCATCAAAACTATCTGTTGCGGCTAGAGCAGCATCTCTTGCACTGTTTGCCGCATTAGCTGCATTACTAGCAGTGTTAGCAAAGTTACTAGAATTGTTAGAAAAGTTACTAGAGTTAGCTGCATGGTTGCTAGATGTATTAGCGAAGTTACTAGAGTTAGCAGAATGATTAGATGAATTACTTGCATGATTGCTAGAAGCATTGGCAAAGTTTGAACTGTTTGCCGCATGGTTTGAACTGTTGTTTGCAAAGTTAGATGAATTGGCAGAATGATTACTAGAAGCATTTGCACTATTAGAACTATTGTTAGCAAAGTTGCTAGAATTTGATGCGTGGTTAGCTGATGTGTTAGCACTATTACTAGAATTATTTGCAAAATTACTTGAGTTACTAGAATGATTTGATGCTGAGTTTGCACTGTTACTAGAATTATTTGCAAAGTTAGAAGCATTGCTAGCAGCATTTACTGCAGCATTAGCATTAGCACTTACATCAGCTAAATATGTTGATGCAGTATTAGCAGAATTTGAAGCATTGTTTGCAAAATTAGAACTATTTGCAGAATGATTTGCAGATGTGTTTGCAGAATTAGAACTATTGTTAGCAAAGTTTGAAGAGTTAGATGCATGGTTAGAAGCATTATTAGCAGCATTCGTTGCAGCAGCTGCATCAACAATTAAATCCCATTTAGCTACATCAGCATTAGAACTAATTGGAGTTGTACCTGTAGATGTGTGAGTTGTATTACAAAGATATACGTTATTGTTAGATGAATCTTTTACAATATCCCTAGCATTAAAAGTAACACCAGAACTCCAGTTACCTCTATTAGTTCCAAGTTCTTGAGTAACTGATATTTCTCCATTAGTATCAAATGCTAAAATCTTATTAGCACGATCTGCAGCACCTACATTAAACTCTGTAGATGTCATTGTATTTGTTTTAGATAACTTAATTGATCTTTGTAATTCTTCTTGAATTTCTTGAGCTATCATCGTAACTCTATCTAGAGCTTCTTCGTGTGAATTAGCTGGAAATGGATCGTTTGCTACATAATCTGTTTCTTGTGTCTTTGTTGTATTTCTTTTTAAAACAACAGTCTGTCCAGTAACAGGAGCTGTTAAGAATGTAATGTTACCACCTCCGGCACTACCAACACCAGATACTGTATAATCAGTTGTTTTAGTTTTTATTGTTTCAGTTCCATCAGAAGTACGAATAATAACCTGAATTTCATCATCATCTAATATTTTAAATGTATATGCAAATACTGTAGTTGATCCATTGCCTGAATAACTAACTTTAACTGTAGTTGATGATATTGTCATAATTCCCTAT